AGCACGAAGAGCGGCAAGACGCTCGGCTGCCTGCTCTGGATGCTCGGCGAGGCGTGGAACCGGCCGCGGTCGACCTGCTGGTGGATCGCTCCGACGTTCGAGGTGACGAAGCAAGTCGGCTACGAGCGGCTACGGTCGATGCTGCGGGACGCCGATCCAGAGAAGCGGATCTGGGAGGAGAACGCCAGCCGGCTTGCGCTGACGCTCGCCAACGGCTCTAGGATCGCGTTCAAGAGCGCCGACAACCCGGACACCCTCTACGGCGAGGACGTCCATTACGCGGTCATTGACGAGGCTACGCGGTGTCCGGAAGAGTCCTGGCACGCGGTCCGCTCGACGCTCTCGGCGACGAAAGGCCGGTGCCGGATCATCGGCAACCTCAAGGGCCGGAAGAACTGGTGCTATCGCTTGGCACGGCAGGCCGAGAGCGGGACCGAACCCGACATCGCGTACCACAAGTTGACCGCATCCGATGCCGTGGCCGGCCAAGTGCTCGACGCCGAGGAGGTCGAGGCGGCACGCCGGCAACTGCCCGACCACATCTTCCGCGAGTTGTACCTCGTCGAGCCGAGCGACGACGGCGGCAACCCGTTCGGCATCGACGCGATCCGGACCTGCATCGCGCCGCTCTCGACCGAGCAACCGGTGGCCTACGGGATCGACCTGGCGAAGTCGACCGACTGGTCGGTCATCATCGGGATCGACGCCGGCGGATCGGTCTGTCGCGTCGATCGGTTCCGGCTCGACTGGCAGGCGACACGAGAGCGCATCGCCGCGACCATCGGCAACGTGCCGACCATGATCGACTCGACGGGCGTCGGCGACCCGATCGTCGAGGACTTGCAGCGAGGCCGGTCGAACGTCGAGGGCTTCAAGTTCACGATGACGAGCCGACAGCAGTTGCTCGAGGGTCTCGCCGCGACCATCCAGAGGCGCGAGGTCCGGTTCCCTGACGGGTTCATCCGGACCGAGTTGGAAGCGTTCGAGTGGGAATCGACGCGTACCGGTGTTCGGTACACTGTCTCGGCAGGCGTTCACGACGATGGAGTCATGGCGCTTGCGCTCGCGCTGCGTCGTATGACCGTGCGTTCTCCGACCTTCCGCTTCAGGGTCATCTAATGCTCGAACGAATCCGCAGTCTGTTCCGGAAGCAGGCCACGCCTACGGCAGACGCGCGGAGCCAGTACCTCAAGGCATCGCTTGGCATGATCTCGGGCGGCTCGGGACTCAGCCAGAGGCCGCTCTACTCCGCGGTCGCCGGCGTCCGCCAGTTCCGTTCGTGGGTCTACGCAGCCGCGAACATCAACGCCTTCGGCGTGTCGAGCGTTCCGCTCCGGCTCTATGTCAGGAACCGTGCAGGCACGCGGCTCTACCGGACCGCCAAGGTCGGGCGAGACAAAAAGTCGTACCTCATGGGCGACACCGGTCGCTCGCCGAGCCGGACGGTGCTGACGAAGATGCATGACTTCGGCGCCGACTTCGAGGAAGTCACGGAGTCGCATCCCGTGCTCGACCTGCTCCGCAAGGTGAACCCGGCGATGAACGGGTTTGACCTGGCTGCGACTCGGACGCTCTGGCAGGAGCTCACCGGCAACGCCTATCTCCGGGTCATCCGGAACCAACTCGGCGTGCCGGCTGAACTCTGGCCGATGCCGCCTCAGTGGGTCGAGATCGTCCCGAGCGATACGACTTTCATCGCCGGCTACAAGTACGGCCGCGAGTCGAACAGCCGCATCACGTTTCAACCGGACGAGGTGCTGCATTTCAAACGGACGAACCCGGAAGACCTCTACTACGGGCTCGGCAAGGTCGAAGCCGCCTGGGGCGTCATCGATTTGAACGAGGCGTTCCACGAGATGGACACGGCGATGGCCGCGAACAAGGCGAGACCGGACTACCTCGCGACGATCCAGAACACGGACGCGAGCGAGGAGGCGATCGAGGAGTTCGAGCGCATGGTGAACGAGCGGCTCCGCGGTTCCGACAAGGCCGGCAAGTTCATCGCGCTCACCGGTCAGGTCGACCTGAAGCCGATGCAGTTCCCGCCGAAGGATCTCGGCGGTCGCGACGAGATCGTCGAGGAGATCGCAGCCGTGTTCGGCGTGCCGGTCTCGATGCTCAAGGCGAACGATCCGAACCTCGCGAGCGCGACGACCGGGTTCGCCCAGTGGCGCGAGTCCACGATCCTGCCGCTCCTCCGGCTTGACGAGGAGACGCTAAACCAGAAACTGCTTCCGATGTTCGGACTCGAGGACGATGCCGTCCTCGCCTACGACGACCCGGTTCCGGCGAACCGGCAACTCGACCTGACCGAACATCAGACGCTCATTCAGGCCGGCGTCATGACGATCAACGAGGTCCGCGAGGCTCGCGGCCTCGAACCGCTTGACGTGGAAGAGGCAGACGTGCCGATCATCGGCGGCGTTCCCGTGATGGACTTTGGGCTTACGCCGGACGAGGAACCCGAACCGGTTGCTCCGGCTCCCGGTCCTGGCGGGAACGCCGCCGATGCACCGGCCGCGTCGGCTGCGGCGCCGACCGAAGCGAAGGCGACCACGGCCGACGCTCCGGCCCGGTACGCGGAGATCGACTTCACGCCAACCAAGGAGATGGCGGCCGAGGCCGCTCGTGGCCTCCGACTCCGGGCCGAGTTCAACCGAGGCGGAACCGAGGTCGGCGTGGCAAGGGCGACGCAACTCAAGAACCGCGAGGTCTTGTCGCCGGACACCGTTCGCCGGATGAACTCGTACTTCGCACGGCACGCGGTCGACAAGCGACCCGGCTGGGACGACCCGAGCGACCCGTCCGCCGGGTTCATCGCCTGGCTCTTGTGGGGCGGCGACGCCGGCCGCGACTTTGCCGAGCGGACCGTCGAGCGAATGGACAGGGCCGACGACGAGGACGACGGCACGAAGCAGGCGGACGACTGCGTGAGCGAGAAGGTCCGAACGCTCATGGCCGAGGGCTATCCGCAGGACCAGGCGGTCGCGATCGCGATCGACTATTGCGAGGGCAAGGCCAAGGGATGCGGCTGCGGCGTCGAGCACAAGGCCGGAACGATCACGCTCCAGAGCGACGCGCTCGCCGGCGACGCCGGCATCCGGATCAAGGCCGGCGGCTACACGCGTGAGGAAGAGCGAATCATCCGGCAACTTGAGCGCGTGCTCGGCAAACTGGGACGCGACCGCATCGGAAAGGTCGTCAAGACGCTTCGAACCTCGGGCCTGTCCGGGCAGGAACTCGTCGACCGTTCCGTCGACGTGCTGGCTCCTGCCGAGTTCAAGGTCGAGATAAAGACCGAGGTGCTGCCGTACATCGAACGTGCGGTCAAGGCCGGCGGCAAGCGTGGCGACGACGGGATCGAGGACGCGATCGAACGGTTCGGCCGCGGAGAACTCATGCCGAGCGTCGGATTCGAGTTCGTCAACCCGGAGGTCCAGAAGTGGGTGGACAACTCGACGACCCGGCTTGCCGATGAGGTCGGCGACTCGACGACGGTCCGCGTCCGGACCTTGCTCGGCAAGGGACTTGAGGAAGGCAAGACGATCGACGAACTCGCGGCCGATCTCGAGGACAAGGGATTTGACTCCAAGCGCGCCCGTGTCATTGCCCGGACCGAGTCGACTCGCGGCTACGTTCAGGGACAGGTCGAGGCGTGGAAGCAGAGCGGCGTCGTCACTGGCAAGAAGTGGCTTGTCGCTCCCGACCCGTGTCCGTTCTGCGAGGCGATCGGCTCGGCCGGCGCAACGAAGGGAATGAGCGACACGTTCATCAACGTCGGCGAGTCGCTGACCGCCTCGGACGGTTCCCGTTTCGTCATCGACTTCGAGAACGTCAGCGGTCCGCCGCTGCATCCGAACTGCCGTTGTGACCTGATTCCCGTACTGGAAGGCGAAGAATGAACCGCAAGGATTTCAAGGCCGAAGGCACCATCGTCGGCGGCAAGTTCAAGGCCGTGATATCGACCGATTCCGTCGATCGTGACGGCGAGGTCATGGTGCCGGCCGGGATGAACGCGAAGGACTACGAGCGCAACCCGGTCCTCCTCTGGAACCACGATCCGTCCCAGCCGATCGGAAAGGCGATATCGCTCAAGCGCGAGGACTCGTCCATCGTCGCCGAGTTCGAGCTGGCGCCGCGGCCTGCCGATTATGTCGGCGACTGGTTCCCGGATTACGTCCGCGGCCTGGTGTCCGCCGGCGTCGTCAAGGCGGTGAGCATCGGGTTCATGCCGCTCGATGGCGGAGCCCGTGTCGCGACGAAAGGCGACGTCGACAAGTACGGACCCGAAGTCCGGAAGGTGTTCTCGAAGTGGAAACTGCTCGAGGTCTCCGCGGTCAGCGTGCCGGCCAACCAGGACGCGCTCATCTACGCGGTCTCGAAGGGACTGATCTCGAAGACGGCCGCGGCGAGGTTCGGTCGCGTCGAGGTGCCGGCGGTCGCAGACCGGAAGCATGTCGTCCGCGTGTCGGTGCCGAAGTTCGGCCGCGACGACGCGGCCCGGATCGTCCGCGAGGAGATCGCGAAGGCAGCCGGTCGCATCGTGATATGATCGGAACGCCGGGCCCGGACGAGTGGCGGAAGCCGAATCGGTGGGATGGCGCTCGCGTCCATCACCATCGCACATTCGGAACCACACTCCCATGAAGTTCAAGAAGTTCGAGGAGGTCCAGAAGGATCTCCAGAGCATCGCCGATCAGGTCGGCGAGACTCGCTTCGCGCACGCGAAGATGCTCTACCTCGAAGGCGTCGTCGTCACCGACGCCGAGGGCAACCCGCTCGCGCCCGAGCAACTCAAGTACGAGGTCATGCTCAGCCCGGCCGCGGCCGAGACCGATGCGGCCGATCCCACCGAAGAGATGCCGAAGGAAGAGGAGGCGGCCAAGTCCCTCCGTGAAACCGTGAAGTCCGCCATCGCCGCGGAACTGAAGGCAGTCAACACCATGCCGAACATCACCAGCACCGACACCTACAAGATCACCGGCAAGGCCAAGTACCTTGCCAGCAACGACGAGGCGTACCGCTTCGGTCGCTTCATCATGGCCGCTCGCGGCCACCGCAAGAGCATCGACTGGTGCTCTGCGAACGGCCTCGTGACCAAGGGTCACACCGAGAGCGTGAACAGCGCCGGCGGCTTCCTCGTCCCTGACGAGTTCGAGTCGTCGCTGATCTCGCTTCGCGAGCGCTACGGCGTCTTCCGCCGCAACGCGAAGATCGTCCCGATGACCTCGGACACCAAGCGGATGCCGCGTCGCAAGACCACGCTCACCGCCTACGCGATCGGCGAGGCCGCTCCCGGCACCGAGTCGCAGCAGGTCTTCGACCAGGTGAACCTCGTTGCTCAGAAGTTCATGGTCCTGACCACGGCCTCGAACGAACTGAACGAGGACGCGATCGTCAATCTTGGCGACGACATCGCGAACGAGATCGCGTATGCGTTCGCTCTGAAGGAGGACGAGTGCGGCTTCACCGGCACCGGCACCTCGACCTTTGGCGGCATCGTCGGCGTTACCCAGTCGCTCCTCGATGTCGATGGCACCATCGGCAACATCAAGGGACTCTTTGATCCGACTGGCACCGGCTGGTCTGCCATCACGCTTCAGGATCTCAACGCCGTTCAGGCGGCGCTCCCTGCGTACGCCGATTCGCCGGCCTGCAAGTGGTACTGCTCGAAGGCGTTCTATCACGCCGTCATGGAGAAGGAAGCCTATAAGTCCGGCGGCGTGACGAATCGGGAGATCCGAGACGGCACGGCCACTCCCGTCTTCTTCGGCTATCCGGTCGAGTTCACCCAGGTCCTCACTCGATCCTCGACCGCGACTTCGATCCCGCTGCTCTTCGGCGACCTGTCGATGGCTGCCTACTTCGGCGACCGTCGCCAGACCTCGATCGCGTTCTCCGACTCGGCGCTGAACGCGTTCGAGCAGGACGAGATCGCGGTTCGAGGCACTGAGCGGTTCGACATCAAGGTCGCGAACGTCGGCGATACCGTCGAGGCCGGACCGATCGTCGGCCTTTACAACACCTCGGCCTAATCCCTGCTCTTCCCTCGGGGCCGGGTCGTCCTCGTGGCGGCCCGGCCCTCTCCGGAGACCTCATGAAGCCTGTCCAGAACATCAAGTGCCAGATCGCGATCGCTCGCCAGACGACGAATACCAACGTCGTCACCGGCAACACGATCGACGTGAAAGGCTTCGATCAGGCATCGTTCGTAGTGATCGCGCAAGCCGCGAACTCGACGGCAGTACCTGCATCATTCTCGATCGAGCACGCCGACGATACGAATACGGCCTCGTTCGTGGCCTTCCACACGATCTCCAGCGGTTTGCCGACCTCGATCGACTCGACTGCGTTGACCAACGTCGACGCGTTCGCGAACATCACGGTCGACCTTCGCGGCAAGAAGCGGTACATCCGGCTCAAGACGGCCAACTCGATCGCGACGACCAATGTCGTTACGGCGCTTTGCCTTCTGGACGAGCCGGCCTACGCACCAGTCACGCCGGCACAGTCCGGCTTGAAGTACGTCTCAAACAGCCTGGCGACGAGTAACTCCTACGCCTGACAGAAAGGTTCCTTCACATGATTCCTTCCCAGAACACCCGAGTCCGCGTCGCGCTCAACGGCACGGTCTCGACCTCTGCGCTTACCTACGGCCCTCGCGTGGACTGCGCCGGAGCCGATTCCGCGACGTTCGTCGTTCACCTCGAAGCGACCAACGCCACCGGAACCAACGGCCTGACCAACATCATCCTCGAAGAGTCGGACCTCACCACGACCGCATCGTTCACCACGATCACCGGATTCAACTACACCGCGACCCAGATCACCGCCGCGACCGTGGCGAACGATGTCACGGTGGCGGCGTCCGGCCCGGTCGCAGTCCTCTCGACCAGCCTGGTCGGGCGGAAGCGGTTCATCCGCATCGGCGCTCGCGGACACTCCTCCGCGACCGCCGCGATCAAGGTGCAGTCGATCTGCATCCTCGACGCGCTCGGCGTGGCCGGCACTGCTCCGTCCGGCGCGACCGTCAGCGTGTTCGCTCCCTGATAGCATTCCCGAACACGGGTCGGGCAGGGCCGGCTTCGCGTGGAGCCGGCCCTGTTCACTTCGAGGGAAACAGGCATGTCCATCACGGTTTGGCACGGCGGCACGTTCCGGGACCACAAGGCCGAGGAGGCGATGGCGCTTCCGTATGCGGACGGATCGTGTGATTCGATCGAGGTCAAGGACGATCTCGCCAGGTTCGTCGGCGGCGGCGCAACCGAGGCGGTCGCCAAACTCGCGGCGAAACTCAGGGAAGGCGGAGAACTCCGCGTAAGCGTCCCGGACTTCGACCGGCTCATCGACGCCTACAAGGGCGGGACGTCGACAGACGTCGAGGAGCGGCTCCTCGGCAAGGCCGGCGAACACGGCTCGATCTGGAACCGGCAGAAACTCGGCGACACGATGAAGGCCGCAGGCCTCGACGACGTGCGGCCGTGGAAGGCCGGCGAAGATCCGACCGCGGTCAGCCTCGAAGCGGTCAAGATCCCGGCAATCACCGAACTCCGGAACGTCGAGGCGCTCGTCTCGATGCCGCGGCTCGCGTGGACTGAGAACATGTTCTGCGCGATTGCGGCGCTTATACCGCTGAAGATCAACATCACGAAGCACACCGGCGCCTTCTGGGGTCAGTGCCTCGCGCGGCTCATGTCCGAGGCAATCGCAAAGCCGTCTTGCGAATGGGTTCTCACGCTCGACTACGACTCGATCTTCGAGAAGCAGGATGTCATCGACCTGTACCGGTTGGCGACCCGAAAGAACCTCGACGCGGTGGCCGCGATGCAGATCGGGCGCGAGCGCGATACGGTCCTGATCACCTGCGAGGATGCCGAAGGGAACGCCCGGAACTCGCTCATGCTTGAGGAGATCACGGCCGACGCGATCGAGGTCGCGACCGCACACTTCGGCCTTACGCTCGTCCGAGCCGATGCGCTCCGCAACCTGCCGAAGCCGTGGTTCCACGGGTCGCCGGCATCGGACGGCACCTGGGGCGAGGGTCGCATCGACGACGACATCCAGTTCTGGCGCCAGTGGAAGCGAACCGGATTCAAGGTCTGGCAGGCGAACCGAGTCCGCATCGGACACATTCAGGTCATGGTGACTTGGCCGGACCAGAGGCTCGCCGCACGGCACCAGTATCATTCGAAGTACGTGACCGAAGGACGGCCGGACTACGCGAGGTCTTGAATGGCAGTCGATCCGAACAGTCTGACCACGCTTGCCAAGTTGGAGACCTATCTGGGCGTCACGGCCGGCACGGATACCAGCCTGCTGGAAGCCTCGATCGACGCCGCGTCGGTGCAGATCGAGAACGTGCTGGGTCGAGTCATCAAGGCACGCGACCTCTATGAATGGCACGACTCGGAACGTACCGACGAGATCGGTGTCAGGACGAGGCCGATCAATCACGTCAAGTACGTGGCGTTCGGTTCTAACAACGCGATCGAGGTGCGAAGCACGATCTCCACCGACGTGCTCGCGACTGTCGAGGTGACGACGACGAACATTCGTCTCTTTCGCCTGACCGAAAGCGGCTCCTCGCAAGTGACTACGGCAGGATTCGCAGGTCACCAGACGACCGAGGAACTTGCGGATCACATCAACGGCATGACCGGGTTTTCGGCCACGGCTGTAAGGAACTACGACGCCTACCAGCTTCATCCGCGAGCAGGCATCAACGTCAAGGACACGACCGGTTACCTGACCGCAGCATGGGACACGTCGGCCGACCTTCGGGTCAACGCCGAGTCGGGCATCATCTCTTTCGTGCGGGACACATTCCCGAGCGATCACTGGATTACGGAGTTCCCGGCATCGCCGATGTCCGTGCTAGTGGCCTACAACGGCGGTCTTTCGACAGTGCCATATGACATCGAGCAGGTGTGTCTTGAGGTGGCGGCCCAGATGTACCGGGACCGCAAGCGAGATCGCGGCGTGCAGTCGGAGAGCCTCGGCGACTACTCGTACAGCCTCGGTCAGGCGACCGCCGCTCTCGACCTGATCCGGTCCCGGCTGGGCTCGAGGACTCGTATCCGGTGAGCATCGACGCGCTGATCTCGGCATATGGCAGGACGCTCGCGAGGCAGCGTCCGGTCTGGATCCGCGACGTGAGCGGCGGTGCCGCGCAGAGCACGACGGCCGGCACGACGACGGCGGCGATCACCGGCTACCTACAGGTCGGCGGCGGTGCCGTAGGGCTCCGCTACGGCCGCGAGAACCTCCGCAATCCGGCGACCCTCTACTGCCTGGGTGCGGCGGACGTGCAGCCGGAAGACATCTTGACGGTCACTGTCGCGAGCGAGACCCGCACCTATCGCGTGGACGCGGTTCGCATCCCGAACGATCGGCCGAACTCCGATCCGTTGTGCCACAAGATTTGCACGCTTGAGGAGGATTATCCGCGTGGCTAAGGGCGGCAAGTCAGGTCCGGCCGGAGGTGCCTCGTTCAACTTCGACGGTAAGGCGATCGCCGATGCGCTCGTCACCGGTTGCGCGCAAGGGACGCTCATCGGCCTCATCCAGTTGCAGCGCGAGATCAAGGTCACGCTAAGCCAAGCCGGAACCGGCACGCTCTGGCCGGGATCTAGATACCGTTCGAGCGCTCCGGGTCGACCTCCTGCCGTGCAGACCGGACACCTTCGCCGCTCGTGGCAGGTCGGCCAGCCGCAACGCGTCGCAGCTGACCGGCGTCTCGGCTGGTCCATCGGTTCGAATCAGCCGTATGCACGTCGGCTTGAGTTTGGCATCGGTGTCTTTGCTCGACCCTATCTCCGACCGTCGATCCGGACGATCGCCAAGACGCTCGGCCTGACGGTCCGATCGCAGATCAACAAGGCGCTAAGGCAGATCGGATTGAAGTCGCGATGAAACCGATCCTCGACACGCTCGCGGCCGCGATCACATCGTCGGCGTCTACCTCGTGGTTTCAGGGATTCGGCGGTCGCGTCTACGTCAACGAGGCGCCGGCCAACGTCGCGCTCCCGCTCTGCGTCTACGGCGTCGCCGAGCACTCGATCACCCAGACGTTCGGGTCCGACCGCGAGTCGATCGTCATTGAGTTCACGCAGTACCACCCACACTCGTCCGGCGTGGCGGTCGCTGTCGGTGCAGCCGACAAGTTGCATACCCTGCTCGACAACAATCCGCTGACGGCAACCGGATATGATCGGGTCGTCATTCGTGCCGAGTCGCGAGGCGTGACAACGATGGAAGACGACGCGATCCGGACGGATTCGCGGTTCAGGATTCAGGCCATCAAGACCTAAACGGGACACCCATGCCACTCTCTTACCTGACCGGAAACGATGGCGGCGTCGCGCTCGGCACCGCGACCAACCATAACGCACAGTTTAATACGTGGAATGCGACGTTTAGTCGGAACGTCTCGGACATCTCCGGCTTCGGCGACGGCGCCCGTCGCCGCCGTCTCGGCGTCTACGACGTATCCGGCTCGGCCGGCGGGTTCATGGTCGCGGACGGTGCCGGTCCGGGTGCGAACACTACCGACTGGTCTTCGACCGGGATCACCGTGTTCCTGCACGCCAAAGGATCGGGAACCTCTGCAAGTTCCTGCACGATCTCTTTCGGAGCGATCATCTCGGAGATCGCGATGAGCAACGCCAAGACGGGAGACGCTGCGATCTCCTTCAACTTCCAGCTTTCGAGCGGCTCGGCTCCGACCGAGACTTGGGACGAGACCTGAACCATGCCTAGTTACCTCACCGGAAACGACGGGTCGATCACGTTCCCGAACGCGCACGGCGCGCAGTTCAACACGTGGAACGCCACCTTCGCTCGCAACGTCTCGGACATCACCGGCTATGGCGACACCGGTCGTCGTCGCCAACTCGGCATCTGGGACGTCTCTGGCTCTGCCGGCGGGTTCCTCGAGTTCGACGCGGCGAACACCTCGCCAGGCGTCGCCGACATGGCCGAGGACGGAGCGGCGGTCGTGCTCATCGCAAGAGCGGCAAACACGAACGTCGCCGGCCAGAACGCGTGCTCGTACTCGCTGACCGCTGTCATTTCGGACATCGCGATGACGAGCACCAAGACCGGCGACGCAGCCGTATCGTTCAACTTCTCGATCGCCAACGGCACGATCCCGACCGAGACCTGGGACGAGTCTTGAGGCTCTGGCCGACGACCGTACTCACGCCGGACGACTGGATCGCGGACATCACGTTCAGCGACGGGACGAGGAGCCGGCTCGGGATCTCGCCGCATCTCACCGAAGACCAGGCGATCGAGAAGGCAAAGCGGGTCATCGGCTGGCGGAACAAGACGAGGCAGGTCATCGACATCCGGCTGAGGCGTCGCGTGCACGCCTTCGGTTCGGTGGAAGAGATGCACGCGGAGAACCGAGGGAGGCTCGTCAAGTGAAGACCGTAGAGATCGTGTCCGGATTCCGGGCACCGCTATTGACCGTTGCGGACATGATGGAGATCGGCGAGGCCGCCTGGGACGATGAACGGAAGGCGCTCCTTGCGGACCTCGACATCGCAGGCGCATCGGCCGAGCAGAGGCTTGCCGCGCTCCGCGACCAGTCGCTCCGGAAGGGTACGGCGCTCGTGCTCCTCATCGCGACCATGCGTCTCGACGTCGCGTCCGACGTCATCCGTCGAGCGGCATTCCGTGCCAAGCAGAACCCAGATGAGATCCTCGCCAGGCTCACGCCGGCGGAGATCGTCGAGCGTGCCCAGAAACTTTGCGGCTACGAGAGATCCGACGAGGGAAACGCACAGGGTCCGGCGGCGACGGCCTGAGCCGCACGGACTGGATCGGTACGGCCGCCTTCGTGGCACGCTACGCGCCCGGCTTCGGGAACCCGCTCGACCTGCCGATCGACGTGTTCGCGGCGATCGTGGAAAGCGTCTCCGATATGATTCAGTCCGAGCACGGAGACAGCGGCCGGGCCGCGGTCGATCGTGAGATGAGGCGCATGCTTGGCTGAGAACCCGTCAATCACAGTCCAGGTCCTCGCCGACATCAAGGCGCTTACGACCGGCATGAAGGAAGGCGAGCGGATCGTCGGCCAGACCACGGCGACGATGGCGCAGTCGGTCGACAAGGCCGATCTCGGCAACCGGTTCGCGAAGCAGGCGCAGGGATTCACGAAGGCCGCAGGCGCGATGACCTTTGCGCTTCAGGAGTTCGACCGCGAAGGCGCGAATGTCATATCGAGGACCGAGGCCATCGGCCAATCCTTGATGATGACCGGCTCGAAGTTCGGAGCGGTCGGCGGAAGCATGGTCCAGCTCGGCATCGCTCTCAACGAGGTGTTTACCGGGACGCAGGCGGCTGCGCGCGCGATGGCCGAGGAAGTCGCGACGATGGAATCCAAGTCGAGGTTCCAGGCCGAGACGCGGGATCTCGAACGGCAACTGGACATCTTGAAAGAAACAGATCCAGTCAAGAAAGCCGAACTTGAAATGGCAAGGGAACTCGCCAAGATCCGGCGCGAGGCGATCGAACTCGATGCGAAGGGAGCGGACGCGGCCGCTCGTGAGATGATCCGAGCAAAGGAGTTGCTTGCGATTGAGCAGGGTCGGCAGAAGATCGAGGAAGCCAGAAACAAAGCAGCCAAGGATGCCGCACAAGTTTCGCAGGCCGGAGCGGTAGGTTCGATCACGACGAGTCTCGGCGGTACCTTCAACTTCGCACAGAACGCGATCCTAAACGGCATCCAGTCCGTCGCGATCAAGCAGCACGCGGTACAGCAGAACATACTTGCGGCAGCGAAAGACATCCTCAACGTGCTGCGTAACGGAGGCGTCGCGATCACATGAGCCTGCAAGTCGTCGAGCAACTGAACAGTCGATCCGTTTCCCGGACGCAAGGGAAGTTGCGCGGTACGCGTGTCTTCCATGTCTTCGACGATACGACGCCGCTCACCACGCCGAACGAGGTGTCTTCGCTCTTCGGTGCCGGCGGCCTGCCGTACTACGGCGAGCCGTTTCCCGGTACGTCCGGTCTCGGTGCGATCGACTGGAACATCGAACTCGCGGACGGCCATCGCGATCTCTGGATCGTCACGTGGCAATACCAGGAGGTGGCCGGAGGAGGCGTGCAGCCTCCCGGTCCGGATGAGGTCACAGATCCGGCCGCTCCCGGATACATCGAGGTGAACGCGACGCTATCGGCCGCTCACGTCGATATCTGGCGTGCGCTGAACCGCGCGACCATGGACGCGAACTCGCTGCCGAACAGCACGGCCCATCCGCTCGGCGTTCCCGACGCTCGCGACATCAGGGGAACCCATGTTGATTCCGCCGGCTATCCGGTCTCGTTCATCCTGCGGCAGTTCGAACTGAACATCACGCTTGTCCGCGAGGGAAA